ATAAGCAGGAGTATCACTAAGTTGTGCTAATGATGCTCTTGTTATAGCAAAATTCCAAGGATGTGAGCGTAAAACTAAATCACGCGAATCTTGATAGAACGCGTTACATAATCTTGCTCTTTCTGTATCGTCTGTTAGGCTAGTGATTGGATCATCACCTAAACGCCTAAGTGCATTACTGCATATAGAAACTTCAGTTGCCATTACCCACCTATTAAGTTGGGGGGATTTTACACCCCCCTTGTTATATTAGTCTGTTACATATTGCATTGTAAGTACGATTGTACCTGTTGCACTTGCACCACCTAATGTAACTGTTACTGGCATACCATCTTGGTTTGCGTCAACTTCTAAACCGTAGTTTAAAGCGATAGTAGCACAAACATCTGCAAGTCCTGCTGATGCTGAAGATGCTGCTGCTTTAAATGCGGCTGCTGAAGCTGATACTGCTGCATCACTTGAATCTGTGTGAGCAGCGTAACCAACGGATAGAGTTGTTGAAGCACCTAGAGCATCATGTGCTAAAGATCCACCAACAATTCTTGCGCCATTTGGTAAGTTAAACATTTCAATGACATCACCTGATGCGAGTGAAGATGCTTCGTAAGTTGCGTAAGCAATCCTAACTCTACCAGCGAGTTCATTGGTTTTAATTCTCTCAGTAGGATTGTTTTGATTCCACTGAGTTTTTTGTGCTGAATATACTGTTGCCATTTGCTTGTCCTCCTATTACGCTTCTACGCAAGCTATTTCAACAACTTTTTCGTCCTCAATACGAGTAGCACCGATAGTCATTGAAAGGAAAACTTGAGTTGCATAGTTTTTGTCTGCACGTTCAGATATTCTAGTGCTAACATCACTACCTACAGCAAGGCCTAAACCAGATTGTGTGAAGGCAAGAACTTGTCTGTTGCTTGAACCGTCTAGTCCTAGTCTTTCTGTTCTGATAAAGTTAAAGCCTAAGAATGTGTTAATCTCACCTTGTACTAGGGCTTTAATGCTTGCATAGTCAGCTGATGTAACTTTTTCAAGCGCCAACAAGTCTGACATTTGTTTTGATGTTGCAATTAAATATCTAGCTTCATCTGGATCAACGTCATTGCCATCTAAAATTTCTTTAGCTTCAATTAGTTTGTCCAATGTTAAGCCAGCTGAACCATGTGCTACTTTTTGACCTGCTGGTAAAGCAACAGTTGTGCCACCTGAAACACCGCCATAAGCGTTGCCAGTTGCAGCAGCAATAATTGCATCATCCATTGCACGACCCATAGCCCATGCGCCTGCCATTGCATATTCTGATTGAGGTGAAATAAGCATACGTACCTTATCCTCATTATCAATCAAGTCTGCCCAGTCGTAATCGTCCATAGTTACTTTACGTCTGGAGTGTGGTGTGTCCATTCTTGGAGTGTCAGAATGACGTGAAGTCCTTTTCTGAGCAGCAGCAGTTCCGATTCTTTCAAAGAAATGCGATTTACCAACAACCGTTTCAGTTCTAACCGTATCTCTTAATCTTGAACCTTTTTGCTGTGCCAAGTGGAACACATTACTTTTGTACTGTTCTACAAAAGCTGTTGTGATTTCTATTGACATAATAGTTCTCCTGTTAAGTTAAAAAAAGTAAACGGTTTTTGTCCTGCAAATCAGGGAAACCTTACAGATTAACGCACTGTCCAACGGATTTTAAGGCATCATGCCCACAGTGCAAGTTGTCCGTTAGGGCTTGCTATTGTTAACATATTATAACATAGAACATTTAGATTACAAATCTTAATTATGCTCCATAAACTTTTTCATGCAACTGCCTTACTCTTTCTACAGCAGCCCTATGCTCAGGGTGCGCTGCATTAAAATAAGGGTGAGAGTTGTTTGCATATATTTGCGCAATTTCATCTTGCGCGTCAAGTCTTGAAACAGCCAGATTATTGTTCTGAGTGTTCTGTGTCATATCTTCTGTTACTTCTGCACCTAGTCTTGCAAATAGTTTCACAACAGATGGATTATTTCCAGCAGCTGTATTCATGAGTTCCATTATTTCAGGATCTCCATATACTTGCAACGCTCTTTGTGCAGCGCGTATATTCTTATCGTAGTCAATACCCCATTCCTTTTTTAGAGCGTTCTCAGTTTGTTCTTTCTGCGCTGCTAATACTGCTGGCATATTTTCCATTTCAGCGTTGACCATACTAGCTTGATAGTCCATAAGTGCATTGACTTGGTTTTGGCTTAATCCAATCTTGTGAGCAACATTTCTAAACTCACCCATAAGATTTTCATTAAAGTAAGCATCCATACCTTCAGGAACTTTCATTTCATATCCTGTAGGCTCATCTGGTCTACCTAGTTTGCCGTATAATTCGCTATACTCCTCATCTGTTTTAGGCATTGGTATTCTACTGCCCATTTGTTTTTGTTGATGCACAACTGTTTTGGCAAGGCTTTCTACATCTTTAAATTGTGATATTGTTGGATCGTTTGCTAGATCTTCTGGTAATGATGATTTCCAATCTAGGTTATCGCTATATCCTTCAGATCCAAGAACTGTTGATTCTTGGGTTGTCTGAGTTTCCATATCGGCCTGTTCTTCTGGGTACATAATCATTCTTTCCTTTCTTGTATTGAACGTAATATGCGTAGATAAACACTACGCTGCCCTTCTTTAAAAGCTGTGCCATAAGGATCTGGTTGAAAACTTAAACGATCCCCATACGCAGTTTTTAAATCTTCCAATACTTTTTTACCTGCGTCAGTATCAAAGCATTGCTTATAGTTTTGAATAAGATCGTAATGATCCCTATCCATTTCTTCCATTATTTCTGTTGACATTATAGACCTTCTATTTCAGCCGCTGCCTGTTGTAATGCAGCCTGCGCAGCTGGATCAGCTATAGATTTAGCGGCTTCGGCTTGCTGTTGAGTAGTTTGGGCTACTTGCTGTTGCATCATAATTTGTTGTTGCATCATTTGTTGTTCCATTTGAGCCTGTCTTGCTTCTTCCAGATCTTCTCTGCTAACCAAGATACTATTCGGAACACCTAACAATCTTGCTCTCATTCTAACAGCTTCTTCATGGTTAATGATTTCCATGACGTTAGGGTTGACTTGTGCAATGTTCATAGCTAGTGCATACAATCTATCTATAGCATTAGCTTCTTCCATGCGTTGAGATCTAGCTAATGGCCCAACATATTCAATATCCAGTTTGCTTTCCTGTATGTTTTCAGGGGGAGGGAGAAGCGCCCCTGCTCTAAACATAATACCAAAAATCCTATCAATTAATGGATTTAGGAACTCTGATTGGAATCTACCTAATGTTGGGCCAAGTAGTCTTTGCATCAGTTCATAACGAACTTGCACTTCAGTGGCAGTCATCTGTGGCCCTTCTTGTAACTGCAACTGATCTGAGTAATAGGCCTGCCTAATAGCAGTACGCAACTGTGTTTCTTTTAAGTCTGTAATCTGCCAGTTGCTTCCTATCTGTAACGGTTTGATTGCGCCATCATTTCTAATAACAGTAATACCAGCTGGTGTAGTTCTTACACGACCAATAACACCGTCATCTTGTACGAGTAATGGTGGATCAATAGCTTTTGCCCATGCCTTTAGTCCTATCTCTACAGCTTTGTTTAGTGTTTTAATATCTGGTAGAGCGTTATAAGATGGGCTACGACCATATATTTCACCAGTCGCTTTAGCCCATCTCGGAACAAGGTAAGGAAACTCGTTGTAACCACCAGTACGCACAATCATTTGATCGGCTTCACAAACATGACAACTATGGTATTTTAGCTTAGTAGCCACCTTACCTGTTGCACGTTTGTAATCGTCTGATGGTTCAACGGCATGGATAAACACAAATTCTTTTTCAGGTTTTTGTTTGACTGCATCTAGTACTTTTTCCCCTAGATTTTCTTCGCCAAATTCTTGAAATGCTTGTCGTGCTGTCATCTTATATTTACGATAAACAGTATCAACATAACCATTTACATTTTCTTGTATGTAGTATTCATTGATGTGAAGTGTCTTGAAATGTATGCCACCTTCATCAAAACCTTTTGAATCTTCTTCAACAAACAAACATCCTGTACCAATAGATGTAAGATCCAAATACATTTCGTGTACTTCGGTATTAAAATTAGCATCATTAAACGCATCATACATACGTCTGGCTGTATCTTCTAGCCATAACTGTGAATCTCGTTGTTCGTTTAATCCTTTATCACGCAGTTTAATAGAAAACCAAGGCAATGATGGAGAGGTCAAAGTGCCTTGTAAACTTGCCGCCAATAATGTGTTTGCTGTAATTGCTGTACTATCAAATAAAACTTCTGTTCTTTTTTCGCCCTTAGAACGTACTAGAGTTACATCAGCTTTTCTTGGCATTACATAATCAAGTATTTCTTGCCAATGATCTTCCCAAGTTTCCCTAGAACTAGACATGGCACTCATACGTTTTTTTACATAATCGTATGGGGCTAACATATCTGCCATATTACTTACCTGTTGTTGTTAATAGAGTTCTGCCAGTAGTTGCTTCTTCAGTAACGCCTTTGCCGCTTGTCATAATGCTATAGTTTCTGCCTAGTGATCCAGCCTTACGCATACGTTCTTCTTCTCGCGCAAGAGCGGCTTCTTTCTCAGCAGTCCTATCTGTTACAGAAGTATCTATTGGTGGTGGCATTTCTGCCTTTGCCTTCATACCCATTTACACTCTCCTTTTAATATTCCGTATAAAGCCCCATCTACAAATTTATCATCAACACGCATTGCCTGTCTGACAACTCCTTCTTTAATAAAACCTACACCTTTTAACAATCGTTCGTTTCTTTCATATCCATCAACGCACATTGCTGTCATTCTATTACACTTGCATTGATTAAAAGCATAATCAAACATCATGCGTATATATCTTCTTTGACACAATATTGGAGTGTCCATTGCAAGATGAACAAATATATTATGCCCATCATAATCAGAAAACAACAAACATGCCTTAATACTATTATCCATTAAAAAAGCAATATGTCTATCACTTTCTTGTAACGGTCTGTTTATATGCGCTCTACTCTTAATCCAGTTATACGCAACGTGTTTTATGTCGTCATCAGTTCTGACTTCAATCATATCATTTTTCTTCGTTCAGTCCTAGATCCACCACCTAATACTGTTCTTGCAACATTTGCTTCGCCTTCTAGTCCAGCAGCCCCAGTCATTACTGTACTTCTTC